ATGGCTGATGGATCGATCCAAGCGCCATCTATTTTTCTTCCTGTTGTCAGAGTCAGCAGCAAAATTTAGGTTTAAAGCGATCCATCTTCAGCATAAATTCGAGCATTACCGGCTAATCATAGCGGATATGGATAAGCGGTTTGCGGAAGCCCAGGCGGAGTTTGCTTTTGAATTCGCAGATGTTTCATCATATGAAATTGCGGGAACGAAAATTGACGCGGGGTTTAGCTATGAGCCACTAACGGGTAGGGACACAACCTACGACGAAAATAATCAAGTTTCGATTCACCCAAATGAGAATTCATGAGCGTTGGCGAAGATATAAAAGATGCGCTTGCAGAGGTTGGTTCGGGTTACACGATCTTGCGGGATAGCGGAAATATCGAAGGTGGGTATGGGTTGCTTGAATTCTCTGCTCAAGTGACTAAGCCGATTACGATAGAATCCTTTAGACGTGGCATGATTTCGTTTGATGCGGCTTTGGTCGCCGGTGACGTAGTCCGGTTCGACGTGGTTGACGAAACATATCTCGCAACAAACATGCTTCCGGAACTGTTTGAAAACGCAGTCGCTCACTATGATACTGTTTTTTACAAGTGCAATATCACTAGCGGTGAGCTAATGAGGCCAAGCGGAGAAACATGGGACGATCCCACGAGCCAGTACCACAAGGAAGCTGAGTGGGAAACAATCAAATCCGGCGTGAACGCTATGCAGGTAGCCGCCCTTTACGGGAACGACCTGGAAGCGGAAGAAGAAATCGCTTTGCTTGGGTTAAACAAAAATGAAGTCTTGATTCAACATTCTATTGGGGCCCAGGTCCTGGATCGCTGGCAGCCGACCTCTGGCGAGTACTACCAGGTTAGTGTAATCGAAACGAGACGATACCCAAACATTGACGTTTTAATTATTGAAGAAGACCGCAGATAAACAATCCTCGTGGAGGAAGAAAATGAAGAAACGAGTGTTATTCGTGGGTGAAAACCCTCTCGGAACATCTGGAATTTCAAATATGCTGGCCGCGATACTCAAGCGCCTGGACATGGACAGGTACGCCCCTGCATGCTTTGTGGCGGAGAACGTGGACCCAACAAAAATTCTTTTTGACCCATTGCCTTATACCGCGGTGAATGCTTCCATGACTGACGACTATTGGGGGAACAGACGGTTAGTGTCTTTGGCTCAAAGCTCTGATTTTGATTACCTCTGCATGGTGGGAGTCGATTTCTGGCGATACATGCCCGCTTGGAGCTCGATAAGGCAGATCCGAGACGCAAAGAAATTCAAGTGGATCGCCATCTTTCCATATGACCTGTGGAAGATCCAACCGTCCTGGGTAAAGTACCTTAACGCTCTTGACTACCCTTGTGTTTATTCTCAGTATGGCTATGAGTCGCTGAAGCCTTACGTGCCGCATGTTCGATATTATCGACCGGAATTAAATGGATGGGAAACGTTTATCCCGATGAAGGATAAAATGGCTGCACGGAAAGAAGTGTTTCCGAATGTTTCCGACGATAAAATTATCTTTGGTTTTATTGGGAGAAACCAAATCCGGAAATCGCCCGAGATCCTGATCAAAGCTTTCTTTGAAGCTAAGAGGGAAAATCCAGACATTGTTCTATACTTGCACGCTGAAATGGAGCATCTTCACAATCTGAGGCAAATTGCCCAAGATTGTGGCGCACAAGATGGAGATTTAATATCAAAACAGCAGGGCGTATCCTACGACAGAAATAAAATGCCGACGATCTATAATGCCCTAGATTGTGTCATTAATTGCAGCATGCAGGAGGGTCTTTCATTGACACCCCTTGAGGCCATGGCGTGTGGTGTGCCGGTGATTGCGTCCGACACTACGGCTCAAACGGAACTCATCGCTGGGGTAGGAGAGATTGTCCCCTGTAACAACCTCTCATTCGTCCCGATGACAGGCGAAACAAAAATCTACGGGAGGCCATGAGTATAAAAGGGTTGCAGAGGGCAAAAGAATGGCTTGATGGAACGGATGATATCAACGATTTGCTGGCCATTGCGGGGAAGAGAGCCAAACCAGCCAAGAAAATCCAAGCGGTATTATTTGCCCAGCATTCTTCCGCAGGCGATGTGCTTATGACGACCCAGTGTTTTAAGGGAATCAAGGAGCGCCATCCTGATATGCCATTGGTTTACATGACACAGAAGGTTTTCGCAGGGGTTGTTTTCGGGAACCCGTACATTGATGAAATCATTGAATGGGATGAGCGGCACCTGAAAGCATATGCGGTTGTCTACAACACACACGGGGAGCACATCCTCAAAGGTGGTTTCAATAGCCTGGACGTCACCCTCCACAGTATGTACCCGTACTTCACGAATGTTGAACCGGATGAAATATTTATTTCCCCGGTGAAACCAACGATATCAGATCCAAATGCTAAAAAACCTGATACTCTGCCGCCAGGTGTGCGATGGAAAGGGGTGCGACCACTCCCTGACGAATACATTGTTGCCCACACAACTGGGGGAAGCAAGAAATATCGATCCTACCCGCACATGGATATGGTTTTAAGGGACATCGGCCTGCCTGTGGTTCAACTCGGAGGCCCAAGCGACCTGCGATGTAAATCCGACATAGACTTATGTGGGAAACTCACATGGCAGGAATCTGCCTGGGTGATGAAGCACGCAAAAGCAGCCGTTGTGATTGATAGCTTTTTGTCTCACCTGGCCGGGGCAGTTGGAACCGATGCCGTGGTCATTTATGGGCCAGCGCCCGCACGCGTTGTGGCCCCTAAAGCCCAATATGATGCTAAAATTGTAAATATTCAACCAGACATGCTGGCGGTATGTAAAAGCATGAGTCATTGTTGGGGTACAATCCCTACATGCCAATCTCCTTGCATCAATAGCATTTCTCCGATGAAAATAAGAAAGGAGCTGCTAAGGCTATTGAATGAAAAATGACTCGAAAAATATATTCTATGTCTATGCTTATCTCGATCCAAGAAAAACCTGGGCAGTATAAGTACTGCGATGCAGACATAAGGCTCGTTGCCGAATGTAGCCACAACTCTAACTTGGGATCAATATGTACTGTGGATCTTTGTCCACGGTTATCGAAGCAGGAGAAAAAGTTATGATAATCGGAATGAAGGGATTAAATGAGCGGAATTCAGTCAAACCCGTAATAGGCGACATCCACGAAGAACCGTGGGTGGGCCGGATCATTGTTATAGACGGCGGTTCAACGGACGAGACTGTGTTTGAACTAAAGCAGTTTTCAAAGGTCGAAGTCTACCAGCACAAGTGGGAGAAATGGTTTCATGCCCAGGAGGTTATCCAATCCAACATCCTGCTTCAGTACATCCCCATCGGAGAGATTTTCTTTATCCTGGACTTTGACGAACAATGTTCAGATGAATTGAAACAATTGCTTGCAGAGATCGACAAAGACGGGATGCCGGATGATGCAGACTGCGCTCACGTTTCCCGGAAGTCCTACGAGCTGATGCGTTTCCCGGATTCCCCCTTTGCCATGCCGGGGGACGGCGGGTTATGGATGGTATCTCACCAAATAGGGCAGTACCCGGACTTTCAGTTACGAATTATCCGCCGTCAATTAGGGATGCAGTGGATCAATTCACCACACCATATAATGTACGGGCTCCAGGAAGGGTTGTTCTCGAACAAAAACATCCAGGCGGACCTGATCCATTACCACGGGAAGGAGGATTCCCGGGATCGGGATAGCATTGAACGACAGTGGGTACGAAACCAGGCGACAAGAAAACGCCTTGGATTGGAAGCGGACATATTCGAAGGCGACGTAAAACCGGAGTTGGCAAAATATGCAAACCCCGAATACTGGGAGGGATTATGACATTTATAGACAAGCATTGGGATGAAATTCAACCGACGGCCAAAGAAGGCAATTCAGGCGCAGAGTGTGTGGCAAAGAGCTTCTTGTACCCATGGAATCACGATAACGCCAACATGGACATGATGTGTAAGGCCATTCTAATCCTGAACCCAAAAGTGGTAATCGAGCTGGGGACGTTTGAAGGGTTTGGAACGGAGAAGATGGCTAAAGCGATGCCCAATGGAAAGCTTTACACCTTTGACGCTGGTGAAGCGCCGGTGGATTGTCTCGGAGAAACGTATGGCGTCACAAAGGAATATAAATACAAGAAATATCTCGTTGACTGGAAGAACATAGAACACCCTGGATGGGATTCTTTCGATAAGGTTATCGAAAAAAGAACGGAGAGGGTAAACGCTGATTATCCTGGTGTAACCGTAGGGTTTATCCAGGGTCTCACTTTCAACACATTGCCAAAACAAATGCCGAAAATAGGCAAATGGGATTTGTTGTTCCAGGATACCATGCATGACATGCCTTCAATTCTCAAGGAATGGAACCTGGTGAAAAAGTACGCAAAAAAAGGAAGCGTTATTATCTTCGACGATATTGTGCTCCGGCTTGGCGGTGCTGAAGTTGTTGATTACTTTGAAAAGAAAGAAAGAACCTGGCAGTGGCGACATACGCCCATTGGCCATGGGCAGCTTTGGGGTGAAAAGAGATGAGTGTTGCTGGGAAGAATATCCTGATTACAGGCGGCAGGGGCTTCTTTGGGTCTTACTTGGCCGAGAGGTTCTACTCTCTTGGATCGAATTTAATTGTTATTCCCACGACAGGCATTAAGAGCGTCTCCACATTTGATTGCCTGGACGTTAAAGCGGATGTAATCCAGGGTGATATCAGGGATTATGAGTTTTTACGGTTCCTGTTTTGCGAATATGAACCAGATATCGTTATTCATTTAGCAGCATTGTCGGAGGTAAGAAAATGCCAGAAAGATGCAAAGCTTGCATTAGACATTAATCTGCATGGTACCGTTTCGCTTTTGGAGGTCGCCAGGCTGTACGGGAAGGCTGAGGCCATCATTGTTGCAAGCTCTGACAAGGCTTACGGTGACGGAAAATTGCCATACAAAGAAGACCAAACGCTGAAAGGAACGGGCATATATGAGGTTTCCAAGTCATGCGCCGACATGATTGCCCGGTCATACACGAAAAATTACGACCTCCCGGTTGTGGTTACGAGATGCTGCAATCTGTACGGCGGAGGCGATTTGAATTTTTCAAGAATAATCCCGAACACCATCCGACAATTGTTAATAGGAAAACAGCCGCTGATCTGGTCCGGGAGCGAGTCGGCAAAAAGAGAGTTCTTATATGTGGAAGATGCGGTTGATGCGTACCTGTCATTAATCGAGAATATAGGCGTCGCCAAAGGCAAGGCGTACAATATGGGAAGCGGTGATGTTATTTCTATAAGCGCCTTGGTTGATTCGATAACTCAAAAATTCGGAACAGGCATAAGGCCTGAATACAGAGCGAAAGATTTCCCCGAAATTGTTGATCAGCATGTGGATTCAGGGAAAATAAAAACAGAGATAGGGTGGAAGTCCGTTACTGATTTTGAAACGGGTTTATCAAAAACAATTGAGTTCTACAAATCACTATGGAGGTCGATATGAAATTCACATGTTTAAATTGCGGGCGGTTCTTCTCAATGGAGCACCCATTTGTTTCTTTCGAAACGATATGCCCGTACTGTAAAGATTCGTATTTTACCGACAATGTGGTGCCAGGCATTCCGCCCGATATTGCCGATCCTGTCAAAATTGATTTCCCGTGTGGACACAGCATCGTGTCGGATATGGTGAAGGATATCGTGGCTTGTCCGGTATGCGGCACTTCCGCCAGTTTTCCGGAAGGCGCCAGCCTGAAGGAGTGGCAAAACAACGAAATTGAAAGGGTCGGGCTATGAGTCTAAAAATTGGTTTCACTGGCTATGCGCATCCGCTGGGAGAGGTGAGTTATTACGGTGCCGAGCGGATAATATGGTACTTAATGCAAGAACTCATGAAGATGGGGCATAGCTGCACTTTGTTTTCGGTTAAGGGGTGCAAGGTGCCCGGTGTTGAATTTATTGAGATGCCGAAGCCGTGGGATGATACGAAAGACATTTATTTCGAAGCAATCGAAGCGAAAGAAGCTGCGTCCGGCCCTTTTGATATGATTCACAGCTTCATGCCTTCCGGGTGCATTGACGACAGATTGCGGGAGAAACCCTATTGCCTATACCCGTTCATGGGATTCAATAACTTTCCCGAGAACCTTATAGCGTACTCGAAACGGATGAATCAGGTCCATGGTAACCACGGGACAGT